GCACGTTCGTAAAGTTCGGTTTGTGCGGCCGTGTCTTGGCCGTGGTACCAGAAGGAATTAAACCTTAAGGCCCGCCTACTCTTCAGCAAATAGCTATTGCCCAATTAGGGTCTTCAGGGGATTTTAGAAGTCACCAAATCATACCCACACTCCCCACAACTGCAAAAGCGAAAGTTGTCGTTACACAAACATTTCACTCTAGGCAAGCTGGTGTGGATTTGGTACACCTTCTCATTGATTGAAAAGGTTTCCTGCGACTTGCGAACCAAGATAAGCAGGGACTTGAAACTGCGGCGGGAGCATTGGAATCATGCTCTGAGCCACAGGCAGCACCGCCTTGCCGACTCCTTTGATGATGTTCCAGATCTTTGCAAGGTGCGAGACATTCTCGAAGTCGTACTCTTGAGCAGAGAGCAGGTGCTTCGCCTCTGTGAGGACGTTAGGATGCATGGATGGAGAGCGGCTGTCGCGCCATTGCGATTCAGACTCACCCTCGACATGCCACACGTAGGTCCACTCCCCAATTAGGGTTCCAGCGATTACGTGCGAGTTGTAGCCGACCGTGACGAAGTTAAGCTGTTGAGACACAACGATGGGGGGCAAGTCCCAGGGATTGGACGAGTCGCCCAGCTGAATCATCTTCGTTTCAGACAAGTCGGCGGAGCTCTTAGCAGGAAGGTACTTGCCCTTCTTGTAAGGCCCCTTGTAACAGAGCTTTGTCTGCCCAGTGATGGCGGAGTACGGGTCAACGTTGCCTGCAGCAGATTGTAGACCGTACAACTCGTCCCAGGTGATACCACCACTGCACTGGTACGATTGAACATCACCCTGAGTGGTGAGCTCATTTGTGCGGTCGGAGACCATGAGGGACATGGAGTTGACACGAATTGCATCAAGACTTCCAATCTCGTCCCAAAAGTCAGGAGCTGCCTCATGACAGAAGCCAGTAGGCGACTGATCAGTGATGCGCAGCGAGACGCCAGGGCCAAGAATGGTCCCCATGGTAAGAGCAACGTAGCCCTTGCGGGCCAGGCCAAGAGCGGCACAATCGAAGGTGCCGATGCCACCTGGTGAGGTGGTCACGGTAATTGCATCGATGGTGACCTGCTTGGCACACAACCAACTCACATTGAGTGTGTAGGCCGTGGAAGCAGCAAGGCCAGAGAAGACAAACTTCGCCTCCTTACCGACTGGGGATTGAACCCACATTCGCGGACGACCATCATTGAACACCCACGGAAGCATGAAATCGCCATGGCGCTTGTCAGTGCCAGGGACGTACTTCAGGATCTGAATGGGTATGTTCGTGTTGATGGGAAGCGTCGCTAGAAGAGTGGTTCCTCCGTTCGGCAGGATCGCATCATACTGGCTGACCCCACGACTGCCTTTAGCAGTGATGGAGGCACAACGAGGGTCTCGAAAGATGACGCCAAGGCCAGAGCCTGGAGTGAGTTCCGAGACATCATTTCCGTTGTCAGCCAACGCAATAGGATTGCGCAGCGAATTGACGAACGTTTTACGACCACCATCCGGCAATCGGAAAGGCGGATAATTGTCAGGGTCGATAAGAGCACCGACCACCTGCAACACCTCGCGAGAGATAGTAGCACGCTGCGGCAAGTTTCGCAACGCAAACTGTGCGGTACCCTGTCGGGTCGCACGTTTGTCATTGATCGACTGCTTAAGCCGTCGGGTTGCTTCCTCTTTCGAGAGCTGTTCTCCAGCCTTCTTCTTTGAGCCATTGCTCTTCTTGCTCTTCTGAGCTGGCTGCATTTAGCAGCTGTTGTGTTATTCAAACACAACCTCGGCTGCGCATTTAATCAAACCGAGGCTTTTAATTAAGATCTTCTAGAAAGTCTGTTTCGGGTTGATCGTCTGTCGAGGGATCCAAATAGAGTCTCTCAATCATGGCGTCTGCCTTTAACATTGTGAGGGCCATTTGCCACTCTTCATTATTTTTTTGGGTTTTGTCGTATTTTCTACGCAAACGTGCTATATGAAGTGCAAGGCGTCCTCGGATCTCTTCCGAGTAATAACACTCTTGATAGAGTGCAAACGCTCTTGCTAAAGCCATCGCTGGTGTGCGCTTTCGCGTGTGCGCCATACTCGCCATGCCCTTATCAGAGCAGGGAACTGGGAGCCACCACTTTTCGTACTTACGGAACCAGTTGCTGAGAAAAACTACAGAGTCAAGGTCACGGGGCATAGGAGACAATGTCTCCAAGTGCCAACCATTCGCGTTCCACAACTTCTCAATTGTTGTGTAGTTAAACTTTGTTACAACTTCATCTGAAACACTAAAAACACCATCATCGCCCTGGCCCATGTGTGCTACGTTGGCAAAGAACGCGTCCTTGCCTTTCTGATAGTCACCGGGTTTATCAAAACCCATGAGCTTGAAGAACGAATAAACGAACCGCCTTTTGATTATCCAGGTCGTGCTCGTTGTGGTGTCTGGTGAACCAGACTTGGTGCCGTTGGCTATTAGCCACACCACTCCTGCACCATCAATCACTAGTGAAAAAATTTCGGTCAACTTGATCCTTTGAAAAACTGAGTAATTGTGTGGGGTGCGATCCTCCTTTCGCATGTTGAACCACAAGTTGTTAAGGTAGTCATCCTTCTCATGGTTCTGTACCTCGCCGTCACAACCTGCAACATCGTAATCAAACTTGTTGGGGAACTGGTCTAGGTACTCGCCAATCTCCGTCCAATGACCAGCATACTTTGACATACCAACTGTGTGACCTGCCCTTACCCCGCAACCGCGGACGACGCCTTCCAAGGCGTTTCGAAACAGGCGACCATATTGATACTGGTACGCTTTATTACTAGACGTAAATGTGCGAACTTTTTTAAGTTTTATTTTTTCTGCGGGGCGCAGCTCTTCCTTGACACGACTGTGCCACAAGTTAAGCCATGATTCATCCGGATGTTCAAACGAATAGTTCAAAACATCACCGTAAGCCTCGAGCCACGCGTACGTGTCTCTAAACCTGCGGTTGAACGGAGGACCAGCGGACTTTGTCCCATCCAGGGACCACACGACTTCCTCATGGGTTGCCGTTTTAAAGTTCGCGATGTCTGGGGCCCACAATTCCAACATAAAGTCGAAAGAGTAAGACCACGCAAGATCATCTGGTGCATGTCTTTGCAGCTTGTAGTACTTGTTCATAGAAAGGGCTTCGCCCTCAGCGGAGTAATTTGCAACTGCCCAGTTGTCTGGGAATTGCCAGCCAAATTCAGCGGCTGACGTGGACCACTCCGGATCCACTAGGAGACGCGGTTTCACTGTGTGACC